ATGGCGTTGGTAGATTGCGGAAAGTGGGGCAGTGAGATTGCCTTGCGATTCTTTCAGAAGCTCAAGGCTGGTGGTGATGAAGGAGTGTATGGTCACGTCCGTGCCAGCAAGGGCGTCGGCAAGCATGGCCATCCGATCATCCTGAACGGAACGGCGGGCGGCATGATGACGGTGAGCGGAAACCTGAAGGGCAGTCACATTGGAACATGGGCGGCGAAGGATATTATTTACGACCGGCTGAGAATGGAGTTGCCGGAAAGCGGCGAGATTCCAGAAGGATGGATGCACTTCAACGAGCGATACGGCGAAGGCTACTTTGAGCAGTTGGCCAGCGAGCGCGTCGTGATTACGCACAACCTAGGCATGGAAGTGCGAGCGTATAAAAACCCTGACAACCATCGCAACGAAGCTCTCGATTTAGTTGTCGGAAACTTCGCGGCGATGCGGATGCGCATCAATCGCAACTGGGATGCGCTCGCGGCGGAGATCGCGGAGAACGCGGCGATTGCGCGCGGGGAGCGGGATAGACCAAAGGAAGTCGGGGAATGGTTTGTCGGAGCGGCCAAGCCGGAAGCGGGATGGCTGTAAAGTTAGAGCTTGCAAGTATTTTTCAACTAGGGGTATGGGTGTGCCTTAATGGCCTCACCGATACTCACATGCTTTCCGCAGGCGCTCACCGCTGGCGACACGGCGCGCGTGCAATTGAGTTTCGGCAAATATCCGCCAGTGTCATGGACAAGTGAGTTGTTCCTAAACAAGGCCGGAGTTCCATCGGTTCGCATTACTGGAAGCTCCTACAATGGCGGGCATCTGTTCATCGTTCTTGATTCGCAGACAGCCAATTGTTCGGCGGGTGATTACACATGGGGCGTGCGAGTGTCGGAAGCCAGTAGCGGAGATTCTCGAACGGCGGGCGGCGGCACGTTCACGATGCTGCCGAATTATGCAGGTGTCATCACGCCGAGCCCGGCGGCATTGCAGCTCGCGGCGGCAAATGAAGCCTTCGCGATAGTCGTGGCGAATCCCGAATCGAGCGTATCATTCAATGGTCAGAGCTTTACGCAATCCAGCTCGTCGGGATTGTTGGATATTATTTCGCGACTTGAGGCGAAGGTGAAGCAGGAGAATGACAAGCGGGCAGGATTGTCCGGCGAGTTTGTTTCGCGCGCAATTCGCCCATACTTCACATGATTAAAGAACTCTGGCGGCGCATGGCTGGCACTACCAAGCCGGTGACTCAGGCGGTGCAAAATAATTACGGCGAACTCATTCGCCAGATGAAGAAACTGTCTCCCGACTGGAACGTGGACCGCGTGGGAATCGACTCGGAAATCTATCGCAACCATTGGGAGCTTCGCGCTTACTCGCGCAATCTCTGGCGGGAAAACCCATATATCATTGGCTACGGTCAGGAGCTATCGACAAACGTCGTCGGTCCATTTGGATTTACGTTGAGGCTGCAAATCAAGGAGGAAGCGGACAGGACTATTCACACCGAGAGCGAGAAGGCATCATTGCGCGCGGAGCAATCGCGCCGGTCGAAGGTGGCGAGCTATGTGCGCGCCAAGGGCGGCAAGCCCGGATTTCGATGCAAGTTCATCAAGGAAACTAAAGGCAAGGCGACGGTGGAGGCAGGCTCGCCGGACGTATTTGCGAATCAGTTAGTGGAGCGTCATTACAAGGATTTCCGGCGAAAGGAAAACTACACCGTCACCGGAAGACTTACCGGCAATCAGTCCGACGCGCTGGCGATTAAGGCAGTGGCGCGTGACGGCGAGCATTTCATTCGGTTCGTGTATGATCGCGCCTATAAATATGGCGTCAAAATTCAGCATATCAATTCTGAGTGGTGCAATTACTACCTCAATCGCGATGGTAAAAACGGAAACCCGATTCGGATGGGTATCGAGTATGATGAAAGCGGAGCGGCTCCGGTGCCGGTGGCGTATTGGTTCATCAAGGCAACTGCCGCACAATGGCAGACATTTTCGCCAGTTGGCTTTCATGGAAGTGACACGGAGAATCATGTCCGCATCAGCGCCGATGAGATTATTCACTACGCAAAGTTTGATGATGACTCCGACGTAACGCGCCCGGTGCCGTGGGTGACGCCGGTAATGTCAAGCTCGCGCCAGCTTACAAAATGGATGGAGGCGGCAGTCATGTCCGCGCGCGTAGGCGCGTGCTCGAATGTATTCTTTGAGGCTCCGCTAAATGGACCGGATGGCACTGGAGTTGGAACGGTTGATCCTGAGATCATGAAGAAGCTCGTCATGGAGATGACTCCCGGCGGATCGCATGGACTGCCTCCCGGCGTGACGGCGAAGAGCATCAATCCGAATAATCCGAATCCGGCGACGGGCAGCTTTCGGAATGAGGCGTTGCGCGAGATTTGCGCGGGACTGCCAGCCGCGCAGTTTTCCACGCTTGGGCAAAACTACTCGGAAATCAATTTCAGCGCGGGACGATTGGAGCGTCTCACGATAGTTGGGCAATGGATGGTATTGCAGGAAATGCACATCGCCTGTGTGATGATTCCAGTCTTCGAGAAATGGCTGAAGTCGTCGCTGATAGTTGAAGCGATTGCGCTGCCTTTGAATAAGTTTTGGAAGTTCAACGCGCCGAAATTTACAGGACGCAGATGGGAAGGAGTTGATGCGGTGAAGGAGGCGCAGGCAAACATTCTAAGACTAACTAATAAGTTCACGAGCCTTCAGCGCATCCATGACGAACAGGGCACGGATCTTGAGGAGATTCTATTCGAGATCGCAGAATCGAATATGATCATGGAATCACTCGGAATCACTAGCTCTACAACTCAGGGTGAGATGGCTGTTGCGTCGGAGCCGGATGAGGATGACCAGGAAGACGACTCGGAAGAGAAAAAGAAAGCCGCCTAATTTATGAAAAAATCATGGTTCACGATCACGAATAAAACTGAGACGGAATGCGAAGTATGCATTTACGACGAGATTGGGATGTGGGGAATTTCTGCAAAGGACTTTCTCAACGAACTCAAGGCCGCTGGCAGTCGCAAAATCAAGCTGCGCATCAATTCTCCCGGCGGCGAAGTCTTCGACGGACTGGCGATTTACAACCGACTCAGCGAGCACGCTCCCGGTGTGGAAGTCTGCATTGACGGCATTGCCGCCAGCATGGCATCGGTAATCGCAATGGTCGGCAGTCCGATCAAGATGGCCAGTAATGCGCTTCTCATGATTCATGACCCATCCGGTTTGTGCATTGGCAATTCGGAAGACATGCGCGATCTGGCGGACATGCTCGACAAGGTGAAGGGATGTCTCATCGGTGCCTACACAAAGAAGACCGGAAAGACCGATGAGGAAATCAGCGCCATGATGAGGGATGAGACATGGCTTAATGCGAGCGAGTGCGAGTCGATGGGATTCATTGATGAGATTACCGGCGCGATGAAAATGGCGGCTAGCTTCAACCGGCTGAAGCAAGACCCTAAACTGGAGGCTCGTGAAAAAAGTTTAGCAGCTAGTAAAAAAGAAATTGACATTGAAAAATCGAGCATGGAACAACCTCCCATCAAAGTTATGACCGACCCTGAAAAAACTCCTGCCGAGATTGAGATTGAAGCAATTCAAGCCAAGGCAAACGCCGACGCTCTCGCAGCTCGGGAAAATAAAATTACTGCCGATGCTGTGACCGCCGAGCGCAAACGCGTCACGGACATTCAGGCATGGTCAAAGGAGGTTAGTGATGCGCGCAAGATTGATCTTGGCAAAGTAACCGCAAGTCATATTGCGGATGGCAAGACGTTGCAGGATTTCAAAGAGCACGTCCTAATGAACGAGTTCAAGTCGAAGCCTCTCGCCACTGTTACGGACAAGACTGGTGCGCAGGGGTTGACGATGACTCGCGCCGAGTTCGACGTGATGGACAACGCCAAGAAATCCGAATTCCTGAAAAACGGCGGAAAGCTCAAAGACAACTAACCTTTACCAGTAACTAAATATGGCCAATACCCTCACCAGCCTTGCGGCTGACATTTACAATGCGCGTGACACTGTTGCCCGCGAAGCCGTTGGAGTAATTAACTCCATCCTCGTCAACACAGGAAGCGAGAAGGCTGCTTTCGGTGATACTGTTCGCTCATTCGTAACCGCCGCGCCGACGCTTAACACGAGCTATACGCCCGCGATGACGATTCCAAATTCGGACGATCAGACGGTTGCAAATCTCACCCTGACAATTGACCAAGTGGCGAATGTTAAGATCGGCTTGACCGGCGAGGAAATCCGCCATCTCGACAACGGGGCGGGGGCCGAGCGTGTGCGGGTCGATATGTTCGCTCAGGCATTCCGTAAGATCGTCAACACTATCGAAGCCTATGCCTGCCTGCAGTTGTCCAAGGGCGCGAGCCGCGCAACAGGAGCGGCGGGAACTACTCCATTTGCTTCTACTCACAACATCCTGAATGATGCGCGGAAAATCCTAAAGGACAACGGCGCTCCGACTGAGGCTGGCGGCTTGTCATTGGTGCTCGATACCAGCGCCGGAACCAACTTTCGCAACCTCGCGAACCTTTACAAAGTCAACGAGGCCGGTAGCTCGGACCTTCTCCGCAAGGGCGAGTTGACGATGCTATCCAATTTCTCCATCAAGGAATCGGCTGGCATCGTGTCCACCACGGCGGGCGCAATGACTGGCGCTCTTTTCAACGGCGCGGGCGCGGTCGGCGATACTACGATCACCTTCGACACTGGCACCGTAAATACGACCGGCATCGTCGCTGGTGATGTTATTACCGTTGGCTCCCACAAATACGTCGTGGCCACTGGCACGACCTCGACAAGCGGCACGTTCACTATCAACTCGCCCGGACTTCGCGCCGTCGTCGCCGACAACACGGCGATTACCGTGAATGCTACCAGCGCGCGCAATCTTGCATTCGATCGCTCGGCGGCTGAATTAGTGATGCGCGCTCCGTCGCAGCCATTCGGCGGAGACGCTGCCGTTGATCGGATGACGGTCAGTGATGATGCTTCCGGCCTTAACTTTGAGATCGCCGAATACAAAGGCTACGGGAAGGTGATGTATGACATCACTACATTCTACACTGTGAAGGTATGGAAGCCTGATTTCCTCGCCATCGTCCTCGGCTAATCGAAAACTGTTCATGAGTGCCCGGCGTGCGTTCAGTAAAATGGCGCACGCCGGTTTTCTTTTTGTAAGCAATGAACCTTTGGGATTCCCGATTTGACCGACTGCATGCCGCGCAAACGCGCCAGCTTGGCGTCGATATTCGCGCCACCGTTGGCAGTGTGGTGAGCAACGCAAAAGCGATTCTAGGAACCGTCTCGCACGATGACAGCGTGGTGGACGGTGGAGCGGGCCAGCGCGGCGGTTATGAGCTGCAAATTAAAGCATCTGATTTTGTGGCGACGCCAGAGCGCGACGCGGCATGCACAGTAAATGGATTCGGAAGTGGCACTGCGCTTGTCCTGACTCGATTTGAGCATCGTGGCGGAGTGTATGTGCTCACCGTCGGCGATCCTGCCATGTTATAATGCCAACTCAGCCGACAGTTCAAAACTACAACGTGACGCTGGAGCGGCGTGTGGAAATTCGCGCTAGAACATCCATGCGCCTTGTGGATGGTCTTGAAACGGCGGATGTAAATATCCTGATTCGTGATGAGGATGAGCCAGTCATCCAAAACGCCGCGACGCCACTGCCGATTATCATTCTGCGCGCCTCCGATGTGGGCCGGTATCGCATGACGCCGATTCGCTCTATCGACCTGAGCATTGCTGTGAGATCGACCAAGGAAAAAGCAGGAGCGGCAGCTTTTGACGTAGTATGCGCAAACGTCGAGGAGTGGCTGGACAATTCCAATTTGATAACCGCCCTGACAGACGCGGCCACCGGCCTTTATACGAGGCTGGCGGTGCGTTCCGTCACGCAGCGAAACCTTATGAATAACATCCGTGAGCACGCCTGCATACTCATGCTAAAGGTTCTCCCAGGAGAGCGGTCATCATAGTCCATGAAAATAGCTATTTTAATGTTTGACGTGTTGCTTGGCTAGGTTAGGAATTGTGGCATGGCCCAAGGCGATCCAACCTCAGTCAACCTCTCGGGGACTTCGTTTCTGCTCAATGCGGAGACGGGCGTAATTATCGAAAGCGAAGAGCGCGACATTGCTTGCTCATTTCGTAATGTATTTAGTGCATCGGCAGGATATGACATTGGTTTTGTCGCTTACAATTGGATGGCGTCTTACAGTTTCAGCGGATTGGTAAATGGAACCACAGGACTGGCGGTAATCGCTCCCGGTTTCGCGATGACGACGACGAACGATCTTTCAGCATCCGCCGCGACGGCATCGCCGACTTACCACGGCGTTGCAAAGACGGCTGGCGGAATTTATGTGCAGTCAGCCCGGCTATCGCATCCCGGCGAGGAATTACTTTCCATCAGTGGGACGGCGCTGCAACGTGCGGGAGTTCCTTAAACTTTATGGCCAACGAAATTAACGCCTCAGCCGCGCTGAGTATCTCCAAAAACGGAACGATTGTTTCAAACTCCGTCAGCGTAGTTGCGACGCTGGCAGGAAACGCATTCGCTGGATACATCCAAACCATCGGCACCACGCGCGAGGCGCTCACTGTGCCGCCTGACTTTACCATTGGCGGATTTCTTCTCGTGAAGAATTTGGATGCGACAAATTTTGTGACCGTGCTGATTTCCGATCAAGCGCCGGGCGTCGCCGGCACCGTGGCTAAGCTGCTTCCCGGCGAGGCGTGCCTGTATAAGCCAGCCGCGGGCTCCGCTCCGTTTGCCCTTGCTGATACCGCCTCTTGCGATGTGTCGGTGACTTGGACGGAGCTGTAATCACATGCCTGCGGCAACGTCCGTTCAGATTGCAGTCGCGATAACCGTAACGGTTGGCGGAGTCGAAACCTCTGCCAATACCAACTTTGGTTTTACCGGAACGGGCGCGCGCGCAGTGGTGCAGACCATAGGAACGATAGCGGAGGTAATTAGTAATCCTGATAATGTCGTTGGAACTTTTTGGGTTTTGGTGAAGAATTTAAGCTCAACGGTGACGGTTGACATTGTGAAAGACCCGCTAGGAGATGCGATTAGCACTCTCAAGCTGGGGCCGGGCGAGTCTTCTGTTTTCCAGTGGCTTGACGATGGCCAGATTGGCGCGGTGGCGAGTAGTTCGACCGCAGACATCCAAGTCATTATGGCGGGAGTATGATGAATTTACCAGATACCATATGCAGTCAGGAATTTATCACGACGTAGAGCGTCTTTACAATAGCGTTGCGGCAAAGCTCAACGGCAAAGGATCAGCCGATGTGCAAAGCCCGATGCTGGCCAACATTCCCGTCAACGAAACGGAACTGGCAGCATGCCTAGTTACACTCGGCGTCCCGCTCCGCCATCCGGCTCCATTCACGGACTGCGATCAAGACGACGGACGGCGCATTAAAACGTGGTGGCTTGGGCAGGGTTCGGACAGCGGACACAAGACCGAGGACATCGTTGCCGCATGGTGGTTTCGCGACCGGATGCGCGAGGAGCATCCGCTTCACCCTCTCAATCCCATGCGCGAGGCGCTTGATGCGCGCAACTGGTGGCTGTCGGTCAAGCACCGCGAAATTCCGTTGCCAGCGGAGGCGGTTGGATTCTTTACGGATTCGCTCCGTGCTGCGTCGATTCTGCGGGCTGGTGGTTACGTGCCGATGGCATTTACGGGCAGGGCATTCGTGCTGGAGATGGCGCATCAGGGGATGCCGGCGCAGGAGATGCTTTCCATCGCCGACAAGCCGGAAGGCGCAGCGGGTCCGCAATGGATGCGGGAAGTGCTGAAAAATCTCGACAAACTATTTGCGCACATGCGCGGAGGTTCGCGCATCATCCGCGTTACGGATGGCGCCCGCTCGATGTTGCTGACTGCGGATGCAACACCGAAGACTGTGGCAAAATTCGAGAATCTTTTATGAATCCAGATACCCAATTGACCGAGGAAGAAATCCAGCAACAGCTCGCTCGTGATTATGTTACGGGGCCGAAATACTTTCGCGGAAGGCAGCTTGCCAAGCTGACGATGGGACTCAGTGACTTGATTTTCAAAGTCGTCAACCGGGCCGACACGCCGGAATTTCACGATGCCTGCGCGCTTTATATCCTCGCGGAAGCGGCTAGTGGGGAAGCTAGATCAGCGCGCGAAAAGCTCATGCGGGATACAGACAACGCCGACGCATTCAGGGCGGAGGTATCCATTCAAATGGATGACTGGACGATGGAAGACGCGGAGACGGCGCGGGAGATAGTCCATGCGATCCTGACGGCGGCGGAAAATGCGAGAGTCGAAATCACAAAAAAAAAGGAGGCGGCAGGCGCGGCGGAGCCAATCCTGACCCCGATTTCCTTGGCATCTGTCTTGTCGCCAAGCTCACCGGACTCACTCCCTATTACATCCGCTGGATAATGCCGATCGTCGAATTCCGCCACGCCATGCACGCGTATTTTTGGATGGAGGGGAATACCTGCCGCCGTGTGGTCGCCGCAAAAGCGACCCGCTCAAAGTATTCGGCAATTCGGGACAAACGTGATAGTTGAGGCGAATGAAAACCTTCCTGCTTCTCGCATTTGCCTTTGCGGCGCTGGCTCTGTGGATTAGTGGAGCGGACTCGCGCGAGCATAACGCTGTGGCGAGAGATTTGGAAAAGAGTTATCACGAGTGCGTTGAAATCCCGCAAAATGCGCTGAGGGACGTGAGGTAAAAAGTATTGACGATCTTTGCGGAAAGTCGTTTATTTCATCCAGCCAGATTCCAGATGAAGATTCAATTACTCTCAGAAACTCACGACGCTTCGGAATTCATCAGCTCTGACGAATGGTGCGCACAGGAGAAAATTGACGGCGAGCGGATGCTTGTCCAAAAAATCGGCACGAGTGTAACGGCGTATAACCGTCGCGGACTTGGGCGCAAGTTGTCTGAATCTGTTTTAACGATCGCGCTTTCATCTGTCTGCGACTGGATAATCGACGGTGAAGCGATCGGGGATGATTTTATCGCCTTTGATATTCTTGAGATAAATGGCGCGGATATTTGCAAAAAAGGAATGGAGTATCGCTTTGATATACTTTCGGCAGCCAGTCCGTTCCGTGTTGTTCGTTGTGCGATTGGTGCGGATTCCAAGAGTGATCTTGTGAAGGCGGTGCGCGCAGAATCCGGGGAGGGAGTCGTGTTCAAATTTATGGATGAACCATACCTGGATGGGCGCACCCCGGCTGCGGTGAAGTTCAAGTTTTGGAAATCAGAGTCATTTGTCGTGACCAAGATCGAGGGGGAGTGCATTCGCCTAATGTGTGGAAAAAAGGATTTTGGTAAATGTCATGTTCCATCTGGCATCATGCCGGAAATGGGAAGCGTTGTTGATGTGCGATTCGCCTCCATCTCTGCTCGCGGAAAGTGCGTTCATCCGTCCTACCTTGGCGTTAGAAATGATTTGGAGGCGCGTGACGTCTAGGGTAGTTATGCGAAATGGAAACGCGCAGTAACACCGCAGAACTACAGAGAACATTTGCGGAATACGTTCAATACAATCATCGCGAGATTGAGTTCCTTCGCAGGCATCAGGTTAAAAATTTCCTAATCAGGGCATATCAGGAAGGGCGGGCAATCGCTCCGACGCGGGAGCGCATTGCCGCCAAGGTGAAGAGTCTCGGATGGCGTGTGATAAAGAGAGGACTACCAGAGCAGTGGGGCAAGGAAGCGTATAAAACGATTCCGAAAGAGAACATGCGAAAAATGAAAAAGCAGGAGCGCGCAGCCGAGAAACAGCGCCGGGCGGCGGCAGTTGCGGCCATTGATAATCTGAAAAAGATGCAAGATTACGTGATTCAAAAACGGGCATCAAAGATTGGCTATATTGCGTCTGTGTTTGCTGTCGCGGCGCGAAAAATAGGCATCAAAGTAGGAAAGGTCGGCGCGGCGCATGGCAGTGCATTTGTTTCGGACAGTCCTCAGCAAACGACTATTACTGGAAAGGCAGCGGGGTTGATCGATGTCGAAAATAGGACCGGATTTATCCAGCGGGCGGTTGATGCGACAACAGCCGACATGCGCGTTTATATCTACGCTCGTCAGAAAATGGGCCGCGAACGCATACTCCGATGAGCGATCAAACCCATACGACGAAATTCATTTGGGACACGCAAGGTGTCGATCGCGGAGCCAAGGTTGTTGAAGGCGCATATAAGCGCATTGATGCGGCGGAGAAAGGATCATCACGCAAGGCGGGTCGCCAAAATGCCATCCAAGGCATTAAAGACCTCGCGGAAGGGCGCGTTATATTCGGTCTGTCTCGACTAGCCAAAGAGTCGAAGAATGTCATCGCCACGGTGGCTGGCATCGGCATTGCAGGCATGGCTGCCGCAAAGGCATTCAAGCTCATCCGCGAGGAAATGCGGAAGAATAACGAGGAAGCGAAACGGCTGGAAGGCTCTTACAATAAAGTAATCCGCGCTTCTACGTTCTCGACCTCAGCGGAAGGATTCGGCTCGCTGGCAGGCAAGCGCGCTTCGCTTCAAGAGCAACTCAGCGGAGAGCGCGCAGCGGCATCAAATATCGTGATCTTGTCCTAGGCTG